AGGAAGCGTTTTCAGCCATTGGTTATCTCCTGAATTAAATCACCTGAAGAACTAAGGATAGCGGTTTTTAGCTTAACTGTATCCTCCTCCCCAGTAGGAAGTCGATAAAAAACACTGACCTCTAGGGAACCTTGCACAGCGTCAAACACAGGTTTTATAGAAGTTAGCTCTAATGCTGCCAGCCATTTGCTAAAGGCTTCCCTAATTGTAGTTTCTGCCTTCTCTATAGCTAAGGTTTCGTTTTCAAAAACGGTTTGATTTACTAAGCTGCCGTAGTTAGGGCGCATGACTCTTTCGCCAAACCTAGTCATAAGCACTAAAAGGACCCTATCTTGCCAAATTTTCTTTTGGTCAGTGGAGTACGAAAGTTCCCCAAACGAGTTAAAAGAAAACGGTAATGATATTGCTGAGCTTGCCATTAGTACACCCCTATCCAAACTGGAAAATTAGAATCTCCGCCTTCAAACATTACCCACACTCCTTGGTCAATTCTTGGAACCAATCTATGTGGTGAGTGCTCCGCTGTGGTATTTGTTTCTTGCTCATCGTTCCAAAGTTCATCCGTATCTGCGGTTGTTTTTTTAGGGTGCTCTAGCGTACCTGCTCCTGCTTTAGCCACTACGGTTAAAGCTGGAACAGCAATAGTATGCGAGTCACCTCTACTATCGGTCCCTGCAATATTGACAGCGGTGGTAGTAAGTAACGCGGCAATTTGTGCTGCTGTATGTTCTTGATGGTCAGGGTGGTTTGAGTTAGAGGTTACAGGTAGGCATGGCCATGCCCACTCGCTCAAAGCGTTTCCTAAAACTTGGGGAACTAACAGTTTAATGCGCTTGTAGTTCTCAGGGTCTTCATTTTCTTTACAAATTCCCCTATAGATTCCGTAATGTACGTCGCTCATCTAGCCCTCGCTATCCTTGCAATTACAGTCGGAGACCTTCTAGGTTCTGCCTTTTTAGCAATTAAATTACCTTTATTAGATGACCATGTGTTATTAGATACTTCAAAAGATTTTTTGTTAGGGGCAGTTCTATTCTTTGAAGTTACTAGTCTAATATCAGAAGTTGGTTTTATTTGAGGAGAAGAGTTTATTAATTGATTTTTTGTATTTTCTCGTGTTTGTCTAACATTAGGTTTAATTGTTCTGTTTTGAAAAGAAGTTGGAGATGCGGGAGCTCCTGCTATGTTAATGCTGCCTAAAGAGTCTGTACCAAGTACAAGGTAGGTTGTGTAAAGATGAGAATTTAACTCTGTTTCTTCTATTCGGTGTTCTGTCTCTAAAACTGTCCAATAACCACTATATGAGCCAACAGTGTCTAAATATACTGGTTTACTTGGAGAGAGCCTAGAGTCTCCAAAAACTACAGCAGTAGCTCGATATGGGAATTTAGAGTTTTCATCAGCAGCTTCTGCTTCATAAGTAGCTACTTCAAAATCGTTTACAACTACCGTAGTAGCATACTTATCAAATAACTCTGTTTGAGCTTTTTTTCTAGTAGGTGTTGAGCGTTTTTGTTTCGTTACTTGAATTAATTCAGCAGTTCTTGGGTCTATGCCAGTGACAGCAATAGCAGATTTGTCTGACAATCCATGAGACAAAGTTTCTCCAATTACAGGGTTAAATTCGTATATGTGCTGAGCGCTTTTAATTCCATATTCACCTCGAGTAAAGTATAAAGCTTCAGAAATGTTTTCAGTAAACTCTTTTAAATGAGGTTGAAAATACAAGGTAGTTCCTTCTACATTTAAACTGTATCCGCACTGTTTTGCTAGTTTTCGTAAAAACTCCCAATCAGTTAACCCCGCCTGAGATATTTGAGGGTACACCCTTGGATGCGGTTCAATTTTGTAGGAAAAACCGTTTTCTACAGCAATCTTTTGAGCAATTTCACTAGCGGTAACATTTCTAAATACGTCTTGACTAGCTTGTCTCATTACATAAGAAGCTCCAATTGCTGAAACTTCAATAAAGTTAGACGTTCCAGTCATATCAGCTTTAATGTGATGAACGTACCCAACAAACTCTCTTTTTCCAATATTTAAAGTTATTGGAGTTCCTGGCTTAACTCTAGATACATCTACCCCCCAGTCACGAAAGTGAATGGTTGCAAACTCGTGATTAAACAGCCCTTGTTTAATATAGGCAGTGTGAACACGCTCTGGTTGAGCAAAGCTGGTAGGAAAATTAACTTTTACACTATTAAACACGAGGAATCCTTAAGAAAGTACCAGCTGGAATATTTTGTATATCTTCAATTTCAGGGTTAGCTTCCATAATTATCCACCAAAAACCTGGTTTGCCATAAAATTTCATAGCAATGTTGTCTAGTCGTTCTCCTTGTTTGTATGGGTACTCTTGATACGTAAGGATACCTAACTCATCAAATTCATAAAAAACAACTGGGTATGCGTCTTCGTCAGGCTCAAAAGAAATAAAATCAACAACAGAAAGCTCATACCGTGAACCTAGTCTAATTGGCATTATTATCCCTTACTACTTGTAAGTCCTGCGGTTGCAAGGAGGTTTAGATTTATTGATACCCTTGTAGAAATAGGAATCATGTCAGGGGTAAACCTCACATGTTGAACTCCTAGACTAGTGACATACCCTCTGTAAGCAAGGGGACCAATATCAATATTTAATAGTGTAGGTATTAAATAGCCAATGTCAGCTGTTTGTATTCCTCGTCTATTAGTCCAAAGAGTGTCTCCAGCTCCAGGACCATTAATAGCTCTGTATAGGTATTCAACATCCGCAATAGTTCCTCTTTCAAATAAGTCAAGTAGTTTGTTTTCTAGTTCTTCAGCGCTAGTTTGAAACGAAGTATTACCACTGTAGTACTCAGAAAACTCTCTTACTGAATTTCTTAACAAACCTCTTTCGGTTACTTTATTGTCGTAAGATTGGTCAGGTCTATATTGAGATACTTGAGCAGCAGGTACACCATAAATATTTGATGTGTTTAACCCTGGTCGTTCAAATTTAGCGTTTGCACAAGCAAAATCATTGGTTCTATCTAAAATAATATTAAAACTAATTACTTCATTAGCTGGAAAAGCCGCTACCCAAGATAAGAACATATCTTTTACGTCTGGAGTTGTTGTCAATTCTGTTTGAACAGTTGTTGAAAAAGATTCTGGATTCCATAAAAATTGAAAACCATATTTTCTTTCATTGTCAGACGCTTGTTTTACTACTTTATAGTTTTCGTTGTCCTTATTTGAAGAACCAACGGTAACGTCTATATCTGCACTTGAATTCCACCAAATACGACCACGACGATAGGCTTCGCTAGAACGATTTGGTTTTCCAAAATCGTTGTACCCGCCGCCTACGTTGTTTACCAAAGTAGGCGTTAAAGGCATGCTCCATTTGTGAGGTGGCAAATTCCATTTGTATTCACTTGGGTCAGCTTCCGGTTTTGGAGACGGGGTAGTGTCCCCATCAGTAGCCACTTCTGCTTTAGTCTTATCTTTTGCAGTAGTTCTATCTGTAGAAGTTGATTTAGTATCCCTTTTAGAAATCTTATCAATTAGCGGTGGAACAACGACGGCACCTACAGAAGCTACAGTAACTGTTCTTCCAAGTGCTTTTTTTGTTAGTACTTTTGATGCAACGCTTCCTATGCCATAACCAGTTGCAGTTTTTGTAAGTTTGCTAGTTCCAGGCTTTGCTGCTTTAGCTGATTTAGCAGCTCCTTTAGCAGTAGCAGGTTTAACAGCTTTAGCTGCAGATGCAGCTTTTTTTATTTGAATCATTGAACGTAACTTAGGGAGTGCTGTAACGCCTACTCTTGCGGCTCCTATGACAACAGGTATTAAAGGAAATGGCATTATCGACTTACCGCCATTCTAATAGAATCTTCGTTAACAAGGATGTTTTTAACTTCTCTTGCAAGTTTCTTTTCGTCAATTGCAGTTCCTTTAGGTACGTTAATGTTTACAACTACTCCACCGTAGTTAGTGTGGGTGCTGCCACCACCAATTTCACTTCCACCAGCTCCACCGCTTTTTGCAAATAAAGGCGTTCCTGATTTCATATCAAACAACGATACGCCTGATACTCCAAGTCCTTCTGCAGAAGTTGCTGCGTAAACACTTGAAGCAGAACTAGCGTCTAAAGAAGCCGCTCCACTTAAATAGCCGAGTGGGTCTACTTTAGACTCACCTCTTCGTACTTCAAAGTGAAGATGAGGACCAGTACTGTTACCTGAGTTTCCGCTTAAACCAATAACTTGTCCAGCTCTTATAGAAGCGCCTTCAGGTACGCTTTTGCTAGACAAATGTCCGTAATAACTTGTGTACCCATCGTCATGTAACACTTTTACATAGTTACCAAATCCGTCAGAATCATAACCCGTAGGCTGTACTATTCCATCTTTAACAGCCATTACTGGAGTTCCTGTAGCAACTCCGTAATCTACTCCTCCATGAGGTTTTCCGTAAGATGGGCTTTTCTTTCCATTAAATACCAAATGCCTTACTTCACCGTAAGGACTAGTTATTCTAGGGCTTCCGCTTATAGGTTTAACTGCTGTATACATGGCTTCGTCGCCATCGCCACCGCCCTGACCACCATCAGGCTCTTCGTCAGTCATATCTGTATTAAATATTTTGTTTACTCCGTACGTTGCACCTGCTGCAAAAAGAGCTGGCAACCCAAACCTTTTAAACTTGCCACCTTTTCCACCACCGCCGCCGCCAAATAGAGCTCCTAGGAAAGCAGTTAGTCCGTTAAGAACTAAGCCACCTATACCACCCATTAACCCGCCAAGTCCGTTATTTCCTCCGCCCGCTAATGTTTCTATTTTAGAGAACTGTTTAATAATGTAACCAAAGTCGTCTACATGTTTATTAAAATTTTTAGCACCCGTTGTAAGAAGCGTGTTAGCTTCTATAATTCCTTTAGTTTGATAATCAGATGCAGAGGCAACAACATCGGAAGATGCTGCGTTTCTCTCTCCTTCGCTCACAGCTATTTTTGGAATTAATCCGCTTGCTTCTAATGATTCTTTATCTAATTCTGCACCAGACCCTTTTACATAAAGTGCATTAGCAATAGCCATACGTAGTTCTGGCGATTCGCCAAAGTATTGATTTAAAAAAGAAGAAATAGTATTACCTGGTTGCAAAGATAGAGCAATAGCGTCTTTTGTTATTTTCTTTCCACCAGCTGCATTAGTTAATTGTTTCCACACATCGTTAGCAATATCTTCAGGTTTTCTCATAAACCCATCGACACCTCGTACATTTATACCAATCATACGAAGTTTGTTTACGCTAGGTGCTTGATTTAGAGCAATAGCAGCAGCCATACCGCCTTGTATACCTACGCCAGGCGCAAGATTTGAGAATGAAGC